ATTTCACGAATACTATTACCAGAATTATACCTAGATTTTTTAGCTTCTTCAGATGCTTCCTTTTTCTTTATTAAATTTACAGTTTTATTCAGGCCAAGTATTTTTGCAACTTCTTCTTGATCATTAGTTTGAGTCGTTGCTTTTGCAGTTACATCTGTACTTGTCCTTCCAATGTCAGAAGTAAACACATAGTTGGAAGCCCCAAACTCTCTTCTGTATGGAGCCAATAGACTAGATGCATATGGTCTAATTGTTAGCCCAATAGGACCAAGTGAAGATATAACTGCATCAATTCCTCCAATCATAGAAGATGCAACTATGCCCATAGGAGCATTTAATATAGTTCCATCGTAAATTTTTGGAAGAGGAATAACTGCTTCAGGGCCAGCCTCACCAATTAATGCTCTTGTTGGTTTAGTTACAATACCACCAACAGCGAGTGCAGGTTCTTCTTTTTTAGATATTGCACCTTTCATCCAATCATATAATGTTGAAGATGCCCAATCTCCAAGAATTCCTCCTAGTGCTCCACCGACAATAGTTCCTGGGCCAGGAAATACAGATCCAACAAGTGCCCCCAATCCCATCCCTAAAGTAGATCCAACAGTTTTAAACAGTGCCTTATCTAATGGATCTCCCAGTAATAAATTAATGCCTAAATTTAATAATGGTCCAACTACTGGAATACCTCCTATCGTTTTTGTTGCAATTGCTTTTAGTGGCCCACCGACAAGTTTAGTAAGTCCTCCAACAGCAGGAGCAACAGCTTTAGCTAAAAATTTAAAACCAGTTTTACCAAATACTTTTAAAATTGCTCTACCAAGTCCTCGGCTCAATCCTCGTTTAAAAATATCAGCGGTCTTAGTCAATTTTTGAGCGAGATCAGCTGCTCCTTTTTTTATACCAGACTCTTTAAATGCACTAAATATTTGTCCAATTTTATCGCCATTTTTAATAACAAATTTTAAATCTTTAATTAACTTAAAAGGATTCAGTAAATATCGTATTCCAAAAAAGCCTACAATTGCAGAAAACAGTCCAAAAATTCTTTCTAATATTGATCCCCCAAACAATAAACTATGCAGACCATCTAATAAATTAGTGACTGATCCCGTTGCAAACCAATCTATAAATTTAAATACCCCAGTTAAACCTTTAACTATGGCCTGAACCTTTGCCAAATTTTCAGGATCACCAATCCACATCAATGCCTTAATTTTAGCAAAGGTAATGAGTAAATCTATTATTCCTGAAGAAGCTACCTTCTCACTTTTTTTCAATAATTTAGATTTCTTTGGTCTGATTTTTTTAGTTTCTTGCCTTCTTTCTTTATCTAATATTTTTTGCTTTGTTGCAAATTTATTTTTTGTATCTTCATATTTTTTTTCTAATTTTAATCTGTCCTTTTTATATTTTAATAGAGTTATTGCAGTACTACGAATTCTAGTAAGTTCATGCAATCGTTTGGACGCATGTAAAAAATTACTTGTTTTGATGGGAGATAGTGCCTGCATTTTATGGTGCTATTGGATAATTGATTAATGAATTTGGAGCAGTTGTACCTCCTAACCTAGGAGACATTGCTTGAGATTTTGCTTCAGTGATAGTTCTATTTGGCTCACCTAAAGTAATAACGTTGCCCCCACCTTTAGATTTTTGTTTAGTTTCTGATTGAATCTTCAAATTTTCCCTTTGAACTCGCTGTAAATTTTGAGAGTTTCCAGAAGTTGATGGTGTTACGTTAGGGGTTGGTTTGGGTGAAGCTACAGGGGCAGAATTAGTTGCAGGACCACTTAACATCTGAAATAGTTTACCAAGATTCTCTGCTACAGATGCTGCCATTTCAGCGGTAAATGTTTCTGCAGTTTCTGCTGAGTCTGCTGGAGAATCAGTACTAGTTTTAGAGGATGTTTGACCACTTACAGATGGAATAGCTTTGCCAGAAGACCAACTGATTGGATCTATTTTTCCTCCTATAGTTCCATTCCAAGAACTACCAATTTCCCAATGTAAGTGTGGCCCAGTACTTCTTCCTCCTCCATGCTGGTGACCACTTAGTGCAACTTGTTCACCTGCTTTAATTTGATCTCCTGATCTCTTGGAGTAATCGCTTACATGTCCAAACAAAGAGTAAACTCCATTAGAACTTTTTAGCACCATAAAGTTCCCCCATCCACCTGGATTCTTTCCAGTTTCTTTAACAACACCATCAAAAGGCGCAAGCAATGGAGTTCCTACTGGCATCGGAATGTCGGTTCCACCATGCTTTGAACTCATTCTTCTACCTAATACCACACCAGAAGAATCTTCAGGAACAGGTGCCCATCCGCCGCCAAGCTTTAAAAACTTTTTAGTTGAAACATTTGGACCACCACTACCAAATCTTGGATACATTCCATAATTAATTGCATCCAAAACTTTTGGTCCGCCCATTCCTTGGACTGCATTTTTATTCAATACATATTCATTTGGTTCTAACAATGCAGGAATCTTATCTCCAGTACCTTGACCAGGGATACTACCTTCTGTTTGGGATGGATATGTAAATATAGAACTTACTTTAGGAGCTGATGCTGGGGCTGGGGTGGCTCCTGCTGGGGCTGGGGTGGCTCCTGCTGGGGCTGAAGGCGTTGATGGTGCTTTGGCGGGTGCTGGGGTGGCTGAGGGTGTTGAAGGGGTTGCTGGTGTGGTTTCAGGTGCCACATCAGGTTTTGATTGCTTGCTGATCAGAGCACCGAGAATATTTCCAAGCAATCCTTTTACTGAAGTGTCATTGCTTGGAGAAAACTCTTCTCCTTTTTGCTGTTGTATATTGACTTCATTCTTTCCAAATAAAGTAGAAATATCACCAAGTCCAGTAGATACTGCAGAGGTAACTCCACTTACAAAATTAGTCATTCCTGTAACTAATCCTGCAGGTAAACCAAAACTACTTGCAATCCCAGATATTAAAGGAAGAATAAATTGACCTATACCTGGAATTTTCCCAACAGTAGATGAGATGAGTGCTACTATACCTGCACCAACAATACTAAATGGTAAAGTCAATAGCTTCATGAATTTAGGAATCATCTTATTAGTAGACGCTTTAAAGCCATCAATACCAAATGATCCTAATTTATCCAGTGGTAAAATAGCTTCTGGCCCTGCTTCACCAACAATTGCTTCAGTTGGTTTAGTTACGATTCCACCTTTAGCTAGCATTGGAACACCTTGTTCCTTTGCAATATCTCTTCCAATTAGAGCCGCATCAATTCCAAGTGATGCGGCAGTTCCCCATCCAGGAAGTAGTCCTGCAACTCCTGAAAGTACCTCACCACCGGCACCCAACCAATCTCCTTTAGATGCTCTGTCTGCAGCAAAAAATGCACTCGATACCGCACCAATAACAGGAAGTGCTTTTAGTAGTGACTTACCAGTGACCTTAGCACCTCCTTTTGCTGCCGCTGCACCCGCTCCTTTGGCGGCTGTTCCTGCAGCCTTTCCGGCAGTGCTGGCTGCCTTTGCACCAGTTCCAGCAGCTTCTGCTCCAGTTGCAGCCCCTTTTGCAGTAGCTGTCGCACCTTCTGTGATCTGTTTGCCAGCTTGAGATAACGCTTCATCTGCAGCCTCTCCAGCTGCCTTAGGTATTAGATTAGTAAAGAAATTAATTACTCCATTTATTGCATTTGGTATTACCTTCGTGAAAAGGTTTCCAATCATTTTAATATCTGAAATAATTTTAGTCGGATTTAATAACCATTTTAAAGTAAAAAATCCAACCGCAGCTTCAAGGAAACCAAATACCCTAGTTACTCCTTCTCCACCAATTAGTTTAGACAATCCACTAAACAGTTTATCAATTCCAAACCCAACTATGGCGTTTAAAAATTTAAATATATTCCCAAAAAGATTAACAAAGTCTTGAATTTTTTGTACATTCTCTGGATTACTTGCCCATTGAAGAACTTTGTATGCAATAAATGTTTTGATCAATCCTTGGAAAAAATTTCCTATTCCTTCAAGAGTTTTTTTACCTTGCTTAACAAGTGGATTTTTTTCTTCTTTTTTAGTCTTGTCTGATTGTTTTTCTTGAAGACTTTCTTCATCTTTGAATTGTCTTTTTTCTTCAGACAAAACAAATGCTTTAATAGAATCTGTTAGAATTTCAAAATGTCTTTTTTCAAGAGAAACTAAAGTTTCTAATGCTCGTTTAATATAACTTAATTCTTTTATTTCTTTATTTGCTATTGTCTTTTCAGAAGCTTCACTTCTTGAAAGTGTTTTTTTCCCGCCAAAAACAGCACCACCAAATTTAGTTGGATCAATAAGGGGAGATGTTTTTATGGATGGATTCTTTTTAAAACTAAAAAGTGAAGCTGCCATTTATCTACAACGATGTTGTTGTTCGGTTTCTATTATTTTCCTCTTCAATGTAATCAACTAGCATCTGAACATAAATTTCTCGTTCCCATGGCAGCATAGATTCAATTTCGGAAAGAGACCATTTATGATGCTGAAGTAATATAAAATTAACCCTGAAATAATTTTCTAGCGATTCATGCGCTAGTGCTATGCGAAAAAAGATGCAAGTCCCTCTAGAACCACATCACTTTCTACATTGGTTACTGGGTTAGTAACTTTGATAGTATGTGATAGTTTTGGCATAGTCTCAAAGAACTTTTGAATCAACAGAAACTGTGCGGTATCTAAGCTATCAAGGAAATCATTAATTTCTTTTTTAGAGAAACTCTTTGTTTCATATACATCTTCACCTTCTACAACTTGCTCAATACAAGATGCTGCAATTTCAAATATATCTTCAGTCTTTGCACTAGCTGTGAAGTTTGTTTTAACAAACATTTCCATGCTAGGATATTTCATCACCACAGAAATACTATCAGTTAAAGGAATAATCCTAGAGTGTTTATCAGATTTTTGAATCTTAATCTCTTCAACATTAAGCTCTATTGGAACTGTAGTTTCCCCATCATCAGGACAAGTAAGGTTGAGTTCTATCTGTTCACCAACAGACTTAGCACGAATATTGAGGAATAGATATTCGATATCGAATATAGCTAAGTCATCAACTTTAACTTTGGAAATAATACAATTTTTTAGAATTGTTTTCACTGCATTGATCATCTGAGATTCATCTTCAGATTCCATTGCCATCAAAAGAACCTTCTCTTCTCTCACTAGAAATGGTCTATACTTGATTAGCTGATCTGTAGATGGTAAACGCAATTCATACGTTGGGGTGGTAATTTTAGGTAAAGGCATAGTAAATACTATAACATAATCTCAATATATTTAGGTTAGTTAGTTATCTGTAACCAGTTTGATGATTCTTGGGTACTTCCACTTGCAGTTTGAGATGAAGGTACTGCAAGTTCATACTCAAATGTTACTTGAACTTTAACCAACTGAGAGGATCCACTAGACAAAGGAATAGAAGAAATAGTAGTTGGAAAACAATTCCTCAACCTAACTGAATAGGTATAAAAAGGTTTTCCAAATCCAGGTAAAAGTGGTCCATTGTAATCTGGTATAATGTCAGTATTTTTATAAAAGTTACGTTGCGACTCAATATTAGTAACTCGTGGTCTAGTATTTTTCCTACTACTTCTATGTCTTTCTAGTTTAGCAACAATAATATCTGCTACATAATCATCACGATATCTAGTTCTTCCGAGATCTGTTTTAGTAGTAAAATTTAAATTAGTATTTGATACAACTCCTCCTGCTAATGCAACGCTACCGTAAATATAATTACCCCATGCATCAAATATTCTTCTGATCTGAGCATCTGCATCTAAAATAAACGATATTGTAATCTCATTATTCACAATACCATATGCATATTTCATTGTAGGAGTATTAGTTATTCTATAATCTCCAGTTGAAATTGAGTATCCAGGAATAGAACATTCTTCTGCATATAATCTTAGTAGTCCTTCCATGAAAGACTCATTAGTAGTATTCACATTATTTGTCATCCCAAGATTAAAGATATTTTTTAATAACTGAGAATTTTTAGATTCATTACTCAAATGAAACTGAATATCATAAAAGTTGCTCAGAGAAAATCCATACTTCTGAACATAACCTTTAAACTCATTGAAGTTGGTAGGTGTAGTATTGATGCTCATTTACGGCTGTCTCCCCAGACAAAAGATTTGCTAACTTGTTTATATGAACCTGCTTGTCTACTTACAAAACTTTCCAAGGGTAGAAAAATAGATTTCATCCAGTCTTCACTATTTATTTTAAATAGTGGTGTATCAAGACCTTCATAAACATAATTATGAAAGCACTGTTTAGGAATTGTTGGTCGTCCATCTATAATACTCTGCAGAACTTTATAACGTGTTGGATAATTTAGATAGTGAAGATTAGCCCCAAAGAATTTCCTTCCACCTTGTAGCATATACACTAAAGGAAACTCATCGTAATATGGAAGTTTCCTGGCCCAGGTTGCCTTATACTCAAACAAATATAGATTCCCACCAGATGGAATGAGAGTTTCATCAAGAGTAACTAATGTTTTGTAGATGTCATTCTTTCTGGCAACTTCCGCAACTGTATCTTTATACCAACTATATGATAGAGCGTGAAATCCCTTTCTTTTTTTATTTGCTATTTCGTCTACCTGTTCAAATATATTAAGCGGTGATGTATTCTTCGTCCTAGCTGATACTTCTCTTCTCATACCTTTAGCTCCGATTCCGTGAGGATTTTAAACTTCCACATTCTATCATCACAGAATTCTTTGGCAGCTTTCCACTTAGCTTGATTCTTAACGTATTCAGTCACTTCATAGATATAACTTTTAGTTTGTCTTTGAGGTTTCTTTGGTGGAACAGTTTGCTTACTAGGTTTTATCTCAATAAGGTACTTTGTAATAGTACCATCAGCTTCTTGAATTTTAGCATAAAAATCAACAAAGTATCTATGGATTTTATTATCTAGTGGAGATCTGTATGGAATCACACATTCCTCAGATGCCCATTCTAATACATTAGATCTAGTATCACAGTACTTCATGAACTTCAATTCCCATGAAGATCTATAAATTATATTTCTATAATCTCCTTTATACTTGCGAATATTCGTTGGGATAAATTTTCCCTTTAGAGTATTCATAAATACTTATTATAAAAGGTATATCATAAAATATTTATGGCTGGTATAACAATAAATAAAGGATATAACCCAGGTACAATTAGTACTGATAAATTATATTGGCCTGAAAAACATGAAATGTTTGATATGCTTAAAATTAATGTAATGGAATACGTGCCTATTGCAAGTGCAAAAGATGTTAGAGGAGCTGCCACATTAGATTATATTACTAATATTCAGAGTGGTGATACAGTAGAAACTGGCACATGGCAGGCAGTAAATAGCACACGAGCATCTAGACCAAAACATAAAAAACTGGCATCAGTTTTACTACCAGTTCCTAATGATATTAATTATACTGATCAGCTCGATTGGTCTTCAGAAAAACTAGGAATGTTAGGTAAAATGCTACCTACATTGGCAGGAGCTGCAGTAAATGATCCAGGTGAGATGGGAAAAATAATTAGTCAAATGGCTGGTGCTGGAACTCCAGAACTAATATTAAGCGCAATAACAAGACTTACTCCTGGCAATTTACCTGCAGAAGCATTAACTAGTGGAATTGGCGGAAAAATATTGAACCCATATGTTGAGCAAATCTTTAAAGGAATTGCAATGAGAGAATTTAGTTTCTCATGGAAACTAGTTCCAAGAAACGCATCTGAGCAAGTTACAATTCATAATATTATTAGAACTCTTAGACATTATTCTCTACCAAATTACAGTGGATCTGGTCCTGTTCAAGGAACACCTACTCAAACAGAGCAATTTGAAAAATTAAATAAATTAGAAGACAGATGGTTAACTGTCCCAAACATATTTGATTTAACTTGGATGCAAGCTGGGACTGAAACATCAATACAATCACTTCCAAAAATTAAACCTTGCGTATTAAAAAATATTCAAGTTAATTATACTCCAGATAATGTATGGGCTACTCATCTAACTTCTGGCAAAGCATTAAGCGGACCTGCTCCAGTTGCATATGAAGTAACAATGGCGTTTGCAGAAACGGAAATTATTACAGCAGATGATGTCAGCAATGGAGGTTACTAATGTTTTTTGATTCACAGCCAGATTTCTATTATCCATATAAAGGTGGATTAAAGTTATCTAAAAATCTCTTTCGCAGAGTTAGATTTAGAGATAACTTAAATGCTTTGTACGTGGCATCTAATCGCTACACAATTCAGCAAGGAGAAACTCCAGAACAAGTATCAAATAAACAATATGGATCTCCAGATTGGTATTGGACTATTTTGATACTCAATAATATTATTGATGTTAATAATGATTGGCCTGTATCAGATTATGAATTAGACTTAGCAATAGAAAAGAAGTATGGAACTACACAGGATAATATTAAATTCTGGGAAACAAAAGAATTATATGAAGGCAGTAATCGTATCCTAGAAGGTGGAATAATTATTGAATATAATGAGGGAAGATCAGCACAACAAGTAGCTGGTTATTATCCTTCATATACATTCATCGCACCAAACAAATCTCAATTGTCTGGCTCTCAAGTAATGACTCCTATTACTAATAGAGAATATGAATACAGAGAGAACGAAAAGAAAAAAGAAATATTTTTAATTAGACCAAATTTCCTAACCAAAATGGAAGAAGAAATTGCTACTCTGTTTGCATATGATACAGAGTACAAGATTGATTCTGCAGGGGTTAGATTACCAGAAACTTCCATATAAAAAAAGGAGGCTTAAAGCCTCCTTTACTATTATCAATCTTCTTCAGCTAATCGAGCAAAGTAGCTTAGAGTGTCGTCTTCATCTTCAGTGCTAGTAGAACGAGAAGAGAAGGAAGGAGTGGAAGTAGCAGCAAAAGTAGCGACGTTTTCAACTACAGATTCCTCATCTTCATAAGTCTCACGATCAATACGTACAGCTGGCTTTGAGTTTAGAACATCATTCAAACGCTTAGCTAGCTCTTCATAAGTTTTGAAGTTGTCATCTGCAGAGAATTGAGCTAGGCTATGAGCCTTTGAATAGATTTTCTCTAGCTTATCATCATCGAAATCACCTAGAGTTCCAGGATTTGAGAATTCAGATTTGTCGTAGTTCCAGTAACCATCAACCTTGCGAAGCTTCAGTTTGAAATCCGCACCAGTCCAAAAGTCGAAGGGATTGATTGGCTTCTCATCTGCAAATGCTGGTTGCATAGCTTCGGTGATCTTATCAAAGATCTTCTTGCCAAACTTGTAGAGGAATACTTTGCCTTCGTTCTCGGGGTGTGCAGGGTCTTTGATTACGTAGATGTTGGTGTAGTAGGTTAGCTTACGCTTCTGTTTGCGAGCAATTTCTTTGTCTTTCTCGCTACCGCTGTTCCAGAGTTGACGGTTTAGATCACCTACAGGATCTTTCTTGTTTAGGGTGGTCAAAGAGTTTTCAATGTACCATCCACCAGGACCTTGGAAAGCATGGCTCCAGACTTTGGCCCATGGCACATCTTCGCCATCTGGTGCTGGTAGAAAACGAATTACAGCATAACCGTTACCTGATTTGTCCATTTCAGGTTTCCAAAACCTTTCGTCTGCACCTCCTTCAGTGCTAGACATCTTTTCGATTTCTTGGTTTAGCTTGTCGAATGAGTTGGTTGAATTACGCTTGAGTGTTGCAAAAGACATGTGGATTCTCCGTATTGGTGAGATTAAATGGATTTGGCTTGTGGACCCCAACCCATAAGACTATGGTAGCAGAGTCAGAGAGATTTGTCAAGTGCCTCCTTGGCTCGGATGATGTCTTCCTTCATGTGGGTGAAGATTTGTGACACGTCCACCTCGGGAGGCACCCCAAGGAATGTAGCAGATGTTCTTAGCATACTAACAAATTCTTCGGCTTCTGTATCGCTAGAATACTTTGCTCTGAAATAAAGAAGCTCTTGAAGTTCTACAAGTCTATTTAATTTATCTAAACAATCTCTACGAGTTTCTTCAGATTTTTCATATGGACTATACATAATTGTAGCAATCTCGTGATACAATTCTGTCATTTCCGTTAATTCATCACGAATTAGATCTTGTTCAAAAAACGACATCAGCTAGAAACCTTGGACAAAACTATCTGCTTATATTTAGGTTTATCTAAAGAAAGGAATGGTTCGTATTTCACCACCTTTCTTTTGATGTCCGGCCAAACTATAGGATCTATAATGGACTTATCAAAGTCCTTGATAAAATTTAATAGCTGATTAAGAATAACCAGCGTTTCTAAATTTATAGAATTGGAAAGATACTGTTTTATAATTGGAGGATGAGTCGTTGTGATTTTGAATAGATCTTCAAATGAATTATCTCTCAATAATACATCTAGATCATCTGAAAACACAAAACTCATGCTCTGAATTTTTTTCAGCCAATTTAAATAGATGGATGCGTTCTCTATTTTAGAGATATCCCCGATCCAAGTATCACCATTCTGTACAAAGTGAGCCACAAAATATTGAATCAATTCATCCTGATTAAATTTTGTGGCTAGCTTTTTGAAGAAGTATTTGTCTCTTCGTTTTTCAAAAGATTGAAGAGTAGTTCTTGTTTTCCCATTGAAGGTAAAATAGTTGTAGCTATCTGAAGTGAAGTGTAATTTTATTGCAAGGTAAAGTTTGTAAACTTCAAACCCATTCATAAAGGCAATCGTGCACGAGAAGTTTTTTTCATAAAGTTCATACGCTGGGCATCAACTTTAAGTTTTTCTTTAAGTGGCTTGGAAATTAGTTTTGAAACACTTTCCAATTCAATACTATTCTGCTCACAATATACTAATATTGCGTCAATGTAACTAAGTCCACCATGATTTGTTTTAACAATTTCTTCCACTTCCATGGAAAATTTAGATGCTGTCATAAATTTATTCTCTATAATTTCATCAAATGACTCAGTAGCTTGGGGGGTATGTTTATAAAACGATTCGTTTCGTATTGGACCCCTTCCGTTTTTTTTAAGTTGTTTATCTGAATTCATTATTGAAGTGGCATAGAATTTTGAGTGTTCCATTCTTTAATGTATCCCATCAAAACATTCATGTATTTCATGATATCGTACTCCTGGAAGACTTGAATTTCTCCGTTTTCGCAGGCAATTAAAGTTACAAGTTTCTTTACTTTGATACCAGTACGTTCATAATACATCATTGCATACGCACATTCCTGAGCAATATAGTTTTCGATCCACTCTCGCTTTTTAGGTTCAGTGGAACTTTTGAAATCTATGATTGCTAATTCATTCTCATATTCTGCAATGCAGTCAACTCGTCCAGCAAGTTTTAGTCTGTCACTATATAATGCTCCTTCCAAAACATGGATATTATTAATCTTGTTTAGGAAGGGCTTTAAATGTTTGAACATGAACAATGGAAGTACTTTATCCTTGTACTTATCTTCATTGAACATATTATTTAGGTAGTCTTCATTCATAGAGTGAAGACTTGTACCTCGGGAAGCTGCCCGTGAGGAAATTCGATTAGCTTCCTTTTCTCCTACTCGCTTCCTCCATTGTAGAATGGATTTTTTTGAAGTGGCACCAATGACAGTAGTAACGGAAGGATACTTGTTACCTTCAGGGGTAACATATAACCTTCCGTTGTCTGAGGTTATGGCTTCTAAATCAATTAAAGGTGCATGATCTAAATGTACAAACACGTCAGAATCCCAAATTCAATTTACTAATTAGATAACTGCGGATAAGACCAGATCGTACAATATCTGGAATTCCAAACTCTACCATGGAAAACTCTTCCATAGTTTGAAGAATGCTCATAAAGTTTAGAACTCCATTCTTTTCATTGGTCTTGACCAAATCAGTCTGCTGGACATCACCACAGAAGATAATTTTAGTATCCTGACCAACACGAGTGATGATAGAATCTAGTTCATGGAAGTTAAGGTTCTGGCTTTCATCTACAATGATAACACAGTTGTCAAGAGTAGTTCCACGAATGAATGAAGTGCTCCAGAAACTTACTGTTCCTTGACCCTTTAGGTTGCCATATAGAGCTTCAAACGAAGCATCGTCTGGCATTTCAAACATGTACTTCACCATGTTCTTATATGGGATCTGGTAAAGACTTGACTTATCTTCATGATCTCCAGGAAGGAAACCAATTTCTCTAGTGGAAACTAGAGAACGAACCATATAAACTTTTTCATATGGAGTCTTTTCATTTAAAACATCTTGAAGAGCAAGATATAGGCTAATGAAAGTTTTACCAGTGCCAGCAGCACCATAAAGGAATAGATTCTTTTCTTGGGCATATGCTTCAAACACCTTTTCTTGTGCTGGAGTCAGTGGTTGAATATCAACCATAAGGTCTGCATCAATTGGCTTCTTACGCCTCATCTTTTTAGAGGACATATCTGCAAATGAGCTTTCATTCTTTCTTCGGCGGGAACTTGTCATACTTCAAAAGTTGAGTTGGGATATGAGTTTTTGATGCGACCTAACACATCTTTGAATGAGCCAGGGACTTTAGAATTTTTCCAGTCCCCAACTTCACTGATGGAATACATTCCTGTTGGAACTTGGGTGATGTGTGGGTTTTCTTTTAGATATGGCTCTCGATCAGCCATATACATCCACTTCAAATGAAACTTTTTCTCCGAGGTAATAATTACGATAAGACTGAATTGTGTCAGTTTGCTTATATTTATCGGGCATTGCTAAAGGCGGATCAATCCAACCTAATTCTGAAAGATTAGTAGGAGGATATTTTAGATACTCCTTCAAAGATTCGGTAGCATGAAATTTACCGTATCTCCTAGTGTATTCGATGCAACATTGCTCAAACAGTTCATAGAGCCAGTTGTAATGTGATCTAGAACTCCTAGCCCAGATAGCAGAAGGGTGGTTAATATGACAAGCTTTATAGAGATTTGATTCTCTTGGCTCATCGAGTTTGAATCTCTTGATCTGTCGATTCTTATTAGAAAGTTCGTAATAACCAATACCGTCAAGAACTCGATGAGCGGTTGATAAAAGCTGTGCATATTCAACAATCATTTTAACACAATGTTTGTCACAATGTTCCTGGGCACAGATGGTTGGGTTGCAATTCAAATAAAAAATGTTCATAATGAAGAAATTTCACATTACCAGTCTAGTGCTTCTGCTACGTCAGGGAAGCAGGTTCTAAACACATCTTTACATTCGTTTGCGATGTCCATGTGTTCTTTCTGAGTTCCATTTGAAGAACGCAGATTGATATAATGAATCCATGACCTGGCTGAGCCCTTCATATAAATTCGAGTTGGAGTTGCTAAGGGAAGTACAAATCTTGCACATTCCTTTGCTACACCCTGTTTGAGAAGAGAATCATAGAGTTGCTGACCTTTCTCAAAGTATTCTTGAATCTCACCTTGCTGGTACTCCTGGCTTGTCAGTTAGGAGTTTTGTATCAGCATACCGTTGTGAAAATTCTTGAAATGTAAATGAACGGTGACGAAGCACTTGCGCCGCTATTCCTCGGGTAGTATTAATCTCCAGAGTCATATCAGCTTGCTCAAAAATACTCCAGTGGTTTTCACGAATACAATAGCGAAGAAGTCCAGCAGCAGTATCAAATTTTTCTTGGTTTGCTGGATTACTTACACGAGCAGTATAAGTAATCACTTCCTGGGCAGACTTACCTTCCAGCTTGCCTGCACCTTGGCTTAATGAAATCAAAAAAACATTGCTCATAATTAACCTCCAATAGCTTGGCGAAATTGATTACTCATGTTTGATGAATATTTTGGTTCAGTGAATAAATTTTCTGGAACTTCTCCAATCATTGATTCATGAATAATTATAAGTTTCCGTTGAATATCATTAATAATTTGATATTCTTGAACTTCACGATCTTCACCAGGAATAGAATCAAGATTTGCAGATTCTTCATTACTATCTCGTGTAGTTTCATAGATACTATCTTGGTATGCAATGTTATTTTCATATTGAATATACATCAAAATATTTTCCAAAATAATTAATTCTTTAGGAGAAAAGACCTCCATCAGTTTTGGATTCCATTCAGAATAAATTGCATTCATAATTACTTTTTCTTTTTGGGTTCTTTTGGTTGAACTCCCCATAGTTTGGGGTTGACTTTTCCATCAGTCCAGCGGATGTCTTTCAGACCTTCTCGGTACTTGTCCCAGTACATGTCGAAGATCTGTGCCCGCTTGTTACACACTATTATATCATACCTTGTCTGGTTGTCAACCTCATAGGTGACGAGATATGAATTGAGTGGTAACGACTTATCTTTAGCTAGTTCTCTATTACAATCCTGATGTACGATTTTACACATGTCACGACCTATTTCCCCACTTAATCTCTGGATAGGCTTCCTCGATGCAAGCTCTGGTAATTTTATATTTCTTACCTAGAGTTTTATCCTTTACCATGCAGAGAACTTTAGCTTCATCCTGATGAAGACTTTCTAGTAGTTGGATAAACATGGTCTCTCGCTTGTTGTTTGCAAGACCATCATTACCACCCTTGACAAAGTTATACAGAATTCGATATTCATGTAGAAGGCGAGTATGCTCGGTATCTACTGGAGCTTCGTTTGGTGTGTATGGAACTTCACCTGAGGGAAGAAGTGTAATAACACTTTCATCGAAGTTCCAAATTAGGATGGATTGAAGTGCTGCAGTTTTATACTTGTGAAGCAGATCAATTTTTTCCTTTTTTGTTTTTGCGTTTGATATTTTTTGTAGGACTTCAGAAAGTAGAAGTCGTTCTACTGGTAGTTCAGCCATGAGTTAAAAATCCTCCAATTCATTTAATAATGATGCTAACCTGTTTTCAATGAAGTAATTCATTGAAATTTTATTTGGTGTATGACTATTTAACAAGTTATACTCCGAGATAATTTTATCCTCTATTTCAGATGGGATACAGGCTAAATCTATAAGTTTTTGATTGCGATGATAGTTAATTAATTGTTGTTCATTGCAATAACTTTCTGGCTCAGCATTAATCCATTTCGCAATGTTCTTTTTGCTAATAGGTTTTTGCCGTTTACCAGAGACAAAGGTATCGGATTCAGATAGAAAATTTGGAATACCATCTGATCTATCACCTTTAATCACATGTTCTTTGATGTATAACTTAGGATTGATCCCATCGTTAACATACTTTTTTTGAACAGGATTGTATTGGGTTACACAGGGATACTTCGATAATTGAATGAAGTCCTTATCACCTGATAGAATTAAAACCTTTTCGGTTTTTAAATTTTCTTTTTGCTTTTTGATATTTTGTACGGTAACGTACTTCGATAGAGTTGCAATAATGTCATCTGCCTCGGCCCCATAAATTTCCAATACAACGTATGGAAAATTTTCTCTGATTTCATCCCGAATTTTATTCAAGATTTCAAAGATCTGAGACCAATCAAATACAGATTTCTCTCTATCTTTTTTTCTGTTTTGTTTATAGTATGGAAAAACTTCTTTTCGCCAATAGTGTTTACTATCGTAGCAAAGAACTAGATTTCCATACTCTGCATGAAATTTTTTCTTGTATGATTTGAGAGATGTAAGTACCATGTGACGAACCATATTTTCATCTAGTCCGTCACTCAGTCTAGTTTGCATCATCAAATTACTAATCATACACTGATTCATATCGACCAGTATCATAAATTAATCCTCTTCGTCGTCTTCGTCGTCTTCTTCCTCGAAACGTACAGCAATTAATTCTTCGGTAATGTAGTTTCCATTTTCGTCATACATTTCTGGATGACCAGTTGCATGTGATGAAATTGGATTAAAATATTCGTTTGCGAACCATCCAAAAACAATACCAACTAAAAATGATAAGCCTATTAAAACAAATCCTACTGCAAATACAGTAAGCAAAAGTAATAGATTTTCCATTGATTTTTCCTTTAGAGTTTTAGTCTTGTATATCTTCTATGAAGATCTTGACTTCCACCCTGTAGTTTCTTTTGAAAAAGGAAACTAATTTATCGAAGTGGAAGTCAGGCTTTTGCAAGTCTTTTTTCCTCCCACTTATCATTGCTCTTACATTTTTATTTAGTAACTTTTCAGTCATGTAATAACCTTGATGAGAATGTGTTTGGAAGTCATTCGTCCAGTTGGAGTCTTTGGTTTAGTAGTCAAATGATTCCCAATAGTTTCCACATTAAATTTAGTAGATGAGATTACTTCAGATAGAAACTCTTCTGGCTTCCTGAGAGTTCGGACCCAGGACTTATCAGGATCAAACCCATCTACCATAGTGCGTCGAACTGTTAGTGATCGCCCAGTGTAATAACAGAGTTCTCGCTTCTCGACATTGTACAAGAACACATGTTTTGAACCAATGATTTCTGTTGGCGAATGTGGCTTGTAGGTATCATTTCCAAATACAAGTTCTTTGTCGTATAATGTGACGAGTCGAACTAGTTTTTCTGGAGTAACTCGACGTTTCTTACGAGTAATCTTTTTAGCACTTTTGTATGCATAAAGATCATCTACAATCTGATTGAGGAGTTCTTTGAAGTCACGAAGCTCTGGACGACGAAAGTTACCATAGCCTTCTTTGATTACTTCATCATCACCATCTAGTGCAATAGATAGTTCTTCAATCTGATCAGTAACAAAACTGAGTTTGTTATCTACAAAATCGTTGATCGTCCTACGATCAATATCTTGAGACTTTAGGAATTGAGTAAAGCTAGCCTTTGGCTTTTTACGAGTTACGACAAAGTTATCAATAACTGTGTCGATAAAAGCTGCGATTTCACTCATAGTAGATTGTTTTCCTTTAGGTATTGAATGGTATCAGAAGCTCCACCGATTAGCTTGTCGCCAATAACAACTCGTGGAAAGGTGGAACCTTCTCCAAATTCTTGAATAAAGTTTACTCTAGTAAAATCAGTATCTAGTTTGTACTCGACAAATTGAACCTCAAGTAGCTCAAAAACTTTTTTAACCTTTTCGCAATAGGGACAATTTTCTTTGCTGTAAATCGTGACTTTCATAGGACCTTGGTTTGCCTTCGTAGTATAGCAGAAAAAAGGAGGGCTGTCAAGCCCTCCAGAAAATTAAAATTTCTTAAACATCCATAGAAATTTGATGTATCGCAATTGCAAATATACTAGAAAATGGTTTACCTTTATGGCAATCCAATCTAATACATTTGGATCGCTAACGCAAACATAAATAAACACTGTTGCGAATAGTAAAAAGTATAATTGCATTATACTAGTGAATCATCTGTAGTGACATTTTCTGGTCGATCAAAGTAACCATTTTCCATAGCTTCTGTTAGAAGTTCTGTAATGTATTGGTCTACTGAGATACCTTTTTCTTCCGCCAGGATGTGAGCAATGGCAGCAGTCTTATCATCTAGTTCAATTTCAATCTGTTCATTTTCAGTAGTCATGATGGGAAATTAAAATAAGGGTTTTCATCGTATCCTGGGGGATAGCTTGCTTCTTCATCATAGCATGGATTTGCACAGGGAGCATCAACTTTACGATACTGACATACTCGCTTTGCTAGATACTCTAAATCTCCTGGCTTCCCAAAAGAAAATTTAGCAACACCATCTTCAATAATAACACCACACGCAGGACATTGTTTCATATGCACCCCGATCAATAGTGATACTATTTAGTCTCAGGGTGATATTTGTGCTTTAATTCGTTGACAATCATAACAGATTTTTTTAATCCGAGAGCATATTCATTATGCCCATGTTTAATTGAAATCTGTATGCTGTGTTGGATCCGTTCATAAAATTCTTTGTAGAATTGTTCGCTCATAAAATAATAACGGACAGCGGAGAGAACAGGAATCGAACCTGCGAAGCTTTTACACCCAGCCGCTTTCAAGGCGGTGTCCTCGACCAACCGGACTCTCTCCAAAAAAGTAACCTTACGGTTACATATTATATATATCAAAGATTATTAAGTTGTCTTAGTTGCTGTAGATCTTGTTGAATTTCTGCAGGACTTTTGATTTTGTCTTCATTCAGACTAAGTTCTGGAGTTAGTACGGTTTCTTCTTCCTCTACAACAGAGGATTCAATGTCAATGATTTGATCTTCCATATGATTGTAATAGTAAAATTTTAGTTATCAATTTATATATCTGACATCATCTACATACCCAGCATTGATTGCATTTTGTATCATCATGTCAGATGAACTTCCGGGGGTAGGTTTAGCAGAAAAATAAACTACAAAATATGCATCAGGATTGACTGCTTTCAATAAAGCACCATTTGCTATAGCTTTTTTAACGCTATCGGTACGTTGGGCTCCTGGACGCTTTTTATGTCCAGAAAGTCCACCTTTTGCTTCGATGTATTCAGTAATTAACCCATCTGTTGCAACAAAGTCTACATCAATTCCAATTGAACTAAATTTAAAATTTCTATGTACAATTTGTTTCATGGAATCTTTTAGATGCTTCTCTACCAAAGATTCAAATAACATTCCTGTTTGTTTACTTGTTGATTGAAAATTTTGACTCATAAAAAAGGGAGCCTAGTGAGGCTCCCATATCATAGCATGTTAGGTTTGATTTGTCAACCGATTGCAGGTGCGGTCAGGGCCACAGGAGTGGTATCCGCAGCAGCAAGGTCCAGAGGGAAATTATGAGCATTTCGTTCATGCATCACCTCAAAGCCAAGGTTGGCACGGTTGAGGATGTCAGCCCAGGTGTTTACAACACGGCCACTACTATCAAGTAGTGACTGGTTAAAGTTGAAGCCGTTTAGGTTGAAGGCCATCGTGCTAACTCCAAGAGCAGCGAACCAAATACCAACAACAGGCCAAGCAGCCAGGAAGAAATGTAGACTGCGAGAGTTGTTGAATGATGCGTATTGGAAGGTAGGTTTCTTCTTCTTGTCCGAACTTGTATCCATAGTTTTGTGATTCTACTTCTGTGGTTTCACGAACGAGGCTACTCGTAACCAGACTTCCGTGCATAGCACTAAAGAGACTGCCACCAAATACCCCAGCCACACCGAGCATATGGAAAGGATGCATGAGAATGTTGTGTTCAGCTTGGAAGACGAGCATGTAGTTGAACGTGCCTGAGATTCCGAGAGGCATTGCATCACTGAAGGAACCTTGACCGAAAGGATAGACAAGGAATACTGCAGAAGCAGCGGCAACAGGAGCACTGTAAGCAACACAAATCCAAGGACGCATACCCAGACGGTAGGAAAGTTCCCACTCACGACCCATGTAAGCATAGATACCGATTAGAAAATGGAAGACGACCAGTTGGAATGGTCCACCATTATATAGCCACTCATCAAGTGAGTTTGCTTCCCAGATGGGATAGAAGTGTAGACCGATTGCATTGGATGAAGGAACAACAGCACCAGAGATGATGTTGTTTCCATACATTAGAGAACCAGCAACTGGTTCACGGATACCGTCGATATCAACGGGAGGTGCAGCGACAAAAGCAACGATGAAACAGATAGCAGCTGCAAGAAGGGTTGGAATCATTAGAGTTCCAAACCAACCGACATATAGACGGTTTTCGGTAGAAGTTACCCACTCGCAGAACTGTTCCCAAGTGTTACTTCCACGCTGTTGAGCGATGGATGCAGTCATAGTTTTAAAAGTTCGTAATTAGTTATAAATGTTATGTGAAGAAACGTAACGTCCCTTCGACTTATTTATAGTACCATGGTTTCCAGTGCTTGTCAAGGGGTCTAGGATAAATACATATAAACTGTTCTTATGAATGAGAGAAGAACATTTAATACTCCCATTAGGGAGCCTTGGAATGCCCCAATCCATAATATGCTAAAAGCAATAGACAATCATACTAGATTGTATATGCAGACAGGTGATATCTGGCACGAACAAAAAGCAAATCAACTCAGGCAATATCTGCACGAGTTAAAAACTTGGATACACAAAGAGGAACACCATGAATGATTTTCCCTGGGGAGTTGCAATAGGACTTGGTATAGTTCTATCAGGAACTTTGGGTTGTATAGTTTATATTATGATGTTGGACTATCTAGAAAGTAATGAAAAACATTAGTGCATTTACAGTAGTCAGGTTAGTAATCCTTGCATGGTCTGCAGTATTACTGACGTTTGGTTATATGGATTACCTAAAAAAAATGGATGCCACTTTCATAGCATCCATCTTTACATCTACATTAGCAACCTTTGGAGTGGATGCAGCAAATAAAAAATCAAAGACCAGCTTTGATAAATCTGTAGATTGTGATGCCTGCAGATCCAAGAGTAGCAAAGAGAGCACCCAAACTACTGAAGAAACTTGATACTTGTTCCTCTAAAGGTTTTTTCTCCATGTGGAATAGATCTCGGTTTTCGTAAACCCATTTCCACATAGGCACTCTCATATCCTCTGGAACCATTGGGTCAATCCAAGAGCTGACTTCATTCTCTCTATCATCCACAAGAATGCCTTTACTATTGTATGAGCGAATTCTTTGAATGTTATATTCACCTGTATAATCTACACGTTTGTTAGCAATCTCATCGGCAACCCAGAAATCTACATCTGCTTGTATTCTTTCCCAATGTGTTCTCATAAAGGTAACGTCTAATTCAACATCACCATTTTCTGCTCTATAAGGATGTGATACACCATTAACACAAACTTGTAGTTTGCCTGGATGTAATTTGCTTTTGGTAGGAAACTCTTGGCACAATAATGGTTTAGGCATCATCCAAGATGTTTTTGTCATCACAACATAGGGAATAGCAATAGACAAAGTTACTGGTATTCCCCATAAAAGTATTCTTTTTCTGTGCCCATTGATTAGTGATTGGGCGGCTTCACCAAGGTCTTTTGTTTTAGCAGCATGGATTACCAAAAGATTACGAAATGATTGTAGTCTTCTACGAAATCCACTGTCATATTCCGAAGCTTCAGCAACAAGTATCATCTTATCCAGCTTCTGTAACAAGACCACATGATCTGTGTTGTTACATTGCTCGGCAGGCATTAGTTTATTATAGAGATTTATTAACTATTTATTTAAGTTTAGCTAATCCTTTATCCCATAAGGCACCTTCAGCTCTGCGTCTACGTGCAAGACCTTTCTCTACACTGGAGCCTGGGTTACGATAACGATAAAGTGACTCTGGCACCATATGCCAAGACTTGTCCTTTAATACTTTAGTGATTGTAGTAAATCCATCCGAACCATAGAAGTTAGCTCCAAGATTATATGCAAATGAAAGTAATGCTCCTCGCATCTCATCATTCATTTCATTCCAGTATGGAATCTTGGTAAGTGGTGGTAGGAATTGATTGCGAATCTGGTATTCTAAAAGTTGATCTGCTTGCTGTAGCGTGATCTTATCAGTAATTTTGAATGGATTTCCATTCATGTTCTTGGTGCTTCCCCAGCCAATAGTGATAGGAAGTCCACCAGTATGTGGATCATAATAAGCTGTTAATGCACACCCTTCAAACTGTTTAATTAATTCAACACCACACTGAGGAACTACAGATGTGTTGGGCTGGGCATACTGATTTCTAAATTTTTTAGCAAATTCTTCTAGTATTTCTGGTGAAGTATTTTGCTGAAGGTACTCCCATGCATCCATCTGATGCATGTAACCTTCGGTGTGTTTCGCTGCATCTGTTAATTTTATAGACATAAAAAAAGGAGGTATTGAACCTCCTATATTTATTTCAAAGAATTCCAGGAATGATTTGACCAGTGGTGAGATATGTCCCCACTGCAATTACAAATCCTAGCATTGCAAGACGACCATTGAGAGTTTCTGCTTCAGGGGTAAATCCAAATTTCATTTTAGTTCTCCTAAATTAAAGGTTTTCTTCTTGTTCGGTTAAAATCACACAATCACTAGTGGGATATGCAACACAAGTTAGCACCCAACCAGCTTCAAGTTGTTCATCATCAAGGAATGATTGCTCTTCGTTGTCTACTGTACCGCTAATGAGTTTGTCTTCAGCACATTGAATAGTTTGTTCAGTGCCATCAGGGGATTGAAGAGTAATAGTGTAAGCCATCAGTATGTTTTAGAAAGTTGATTTACAGAATGTGCAAGTAGTACAAAAAATGCAATACTTGTTACGGTGAAAATTAGTGCGGTCATTTAGAAGATCCCGAAGAAGAAATTACCTGTGACCAGATAAGAAACAAGACCAGAAACAAAACCGACCATTGCCCAGCGCCCATTGTACTTTTCCTTTACTTGATTGGGGGTATCCATACCATAGTTTTCGTAGTACATAGTGGGTTCTTTGGCCCACATATTTTGTTGACCACGATCATTTGATGTTACAGTCATTAGCGATTAAAAATTACAGTACCAGTATACATGAGAAAGGGGAGCTTGTCAACTCCCCATTGTCAGAAAATCAGAACTTGAAGCCCAGACCAGTGGTGAACACAGGACTATAAGCGGCATCAGAACCACCATAGGCATTACCAGCATTCGTGGTGGGGAACTTCAGATCAGCAAAACCAACTAGTGAATTGGTAATACGACCTTCCACACCAAGGGCAAGTACAACTTGACCCTTCTCACCAACAGCAGACTGATAGTTAGCCTGAGTATCGTTAGCAAAGGGAACCTGATAACCAACACCTGCATATAGGTTAGCAGCACTTACGCCAGCCTTGCGAGCAAGAGACCAGTCATAAGAAACTAGAGCACCACCAGCAGTACCGATGTTGTTGTTAGGACCAGCAACTGCATTTAGATAGGGACGTACTGATACCGCATTCTGGTTACTAAAGTTCTTCACAGCATAACGTGCCTGAAGAGTACCACCAGAGATAGTGCGATTGGCAGTGTACCCACCACCATCAACACCTTGCTTGTTCAGCAGTACACCTAGACCAACATAGTTACCTACACCTTGAGCCTTTTGTGCAGCAGCAACTTCTAGTGCAGTTACACGAGCATTAGTTGCACCTAGTTCTTTTGCAAACTCTGCACGTAGAGCAGCTGCTAGTTGTGCATCAGCTGCGGTTTCAAATTCACTAATGCGATCAAGACATGCATTAGTTAGTGCTGCAAGTTGAGCACGAGTGGCAGGTTCACCAGGACGGAAAGTACCATCAGGAAAACCAGCAACACAACCATAACGTGAAACTAGGTTAGCGATAGCCTGATAAGACCATTCAGTTGGTTGAACGTCACGTAGTTGGGTAACACTAGTGACTTGTGCCATCGCAGGAGCTACAGTAGAAGCAGCAACTACACCAGCAGTTAGAAATGAACGAATCATCATAATTTTAAATGATTAACTACAGATTTTATTTATATTGTTAGAAACCGTAACAGTGTTCGGTCCCTTCCCCAATATTATAGGGTAAAAGGTGGGGGTTGTCAACCCCCCTTTGCAGGCTCGCCACTTGCCCTTTGACTGGAGGCAAGAAACCAGGCGGGAGTAAGCATTCCTCATCCGCACCAGTCGGCATATTTACTGTCCATCCGACGAGGACTAACTTGGGTCATTTGACTCCACCAGGGTAATTTTTAAGTCATTCCAAGACTTCTAAAGCTTTGTATATTTGCCAAATATACTGCTTGTGTTCTTGAAGTTTATCAATTGTCTCTTGTATTTTAACATAATTTTTCAAGTCCATTCGGTCTTGAATTTGTTTGAGTGTAGTAATTACACCCTCAATTTCAGTGCAAGCATTTGATAACTTGATAGAACAGTAGATTGAATTGTCCATTTGTTTAAAAAGGGGGTTGCTCCCGACCAGGGTTTTTAAAGACTCTCCATGTCTTCTAGGTTATTTAGGGTTGTATTAATCTCTAGGTTTTGGCTTATTGCATTCGTTGCAATAAAACGAAAACCCAGATCGAAAATATTTTACCACTTGATAGTGGTCTTTGTCAAGGGGTAGAACAGTGTGACACTGAGAGCACTGTCTAGTCCCACCACCAACAGAGGTTTTCAAGGGTGTTGATGAACTGTTCCCAATAGACAGTGCGGCTAGGATTCGGTTTACCATCTTTCATGTCCTGTAGATACTCAATTATGCCACGAACCACTGGGGTGTCTTGGAAGTATTCGTGCATTCTGTAACAATTAAACTTTTCATTGTATTGGATGAAGTCATGTAGAGGTGCTGTGTTGCGACGATGAGCACGAATGAATACATCTTCATCTTTGATGCCATGCTTATTACGAATGTCTAATGGTGTATACCTTTCTTCTTCTGGAATATCATCCGTCAGTATTGCATGTTCAGGTTTTTCAAAGACAAAATGAAGACCTTCATAATACTTCTCCATCAACTCTAGATCTGGAGCAACACGAAGTTCTTCGTTTTTTTCTAAGTAATACTGCATTCGATTGATTGCATCTGGATCTGTCAATCGAAATACAATATTCCCAATGTAGTAATCTACAGGACCACCGTAGAGACTACTTGATTCCCTCTTACGAAAAGAGAGGTGGATTATTTCAAATCCAGCCTCTTCATTCTCTTCTCCAACTAGTCCTTGTGGTATAGTCATAATTAATGAAATCCAAAGTTGTCTAAGTCTTTACCGTGCTTTAATTCTTGCTTACGAAGCTTTTTAAGCTCCTTTACTAGATCTTTGATTTGCTTGTATGCATCATCTGCATGGAGTTTTCCACCAACTTCAAGCCCAACAATAACTTGAACTCTATCGCCAAAGTGAGCTAGTTGTTTTTCAAAAGTTGTTAAGTTTTCGTACATGGCAGGTATTCAATTTTAAAGCCCAAGATCGGACTCGAACCGATGGCCTACGCTTTACAAAAGCGTTGCTCTATCCAACTGAGCTACTCAGGCATATCCTCTGGATTTTCTAAGTCTACAGGAAACAGACATGGATGACATTCTTCATCAATCAAATAAAACGAAGTACGGTATAAGTCTTCTGGAGTATACTCCTCATTATTTGTTGCATCTATCTGAATATATGGATCCTGTTGCATAAGCTGAGGAAGTTCTTCAAATGTAAACGGAACATTGTTTATGAAATACATTTCCACAATCTCATTGTTATAATAACAATACTGTGAGGAAATCTTGTATTTCATAACTGTATCCACCGATACTGATATTTATCGGTAACTGGAGTGGCAGGGATCGAACCTGCGACCAATCGGTTAACAGCCGACCGCTCTACCGCTGAGCTACACTCCATTATGGTAGGTGGAGATAACTTGTACCTACGTTATCTCTCTTTACTTTCACTTAGCCACAGAATACTAGACCAAGGAGCGGTTTTGGCACCTACAATTTAAGGGCAAGAATGTCCACCTACGATAGAATCTACGATGTGGCCGAGGGGATCCTTTGTTTAATACAACGTTCCTTGTTGTACCCTTTACTACAGCATTCTGGTTTATCAGTCCAGTGCCATTAGTACCTCTGGCTGGGAATCGAACCCAGTTTCCAAGTGCATTGTCTGCCTGTCTTTACCAATAGACTAACAGAGGATAAACTAAATTTGCCCTAGAAGATATTCTACTGTATTTGCCACATCATTCATAGCATCACGAAGATTAGGACGTTGACCAGACTCTTGTTTAATAACCGGTCTATGATCATCAGTTAGAGTCCACCTCCACTGATCCATATCTTTACAATACCAAAGATTAATCTTCATGTTTATAATACTCTAGTTCAATCCAATTAAGAAGTGTCTGAAATGCATTGATGGATGCTTGAGTACAATTATCTTCTTTAAGTCGATGAATGTAAAACTCAAGAGCTTCAATGACCATCTGACGATCAGTTTGTGAAATAAGTGACATAATAACCTCAAGATGAGGAAGCGGGAAACGGGGATCGAACCCGTGATTTCAACTTGGAAGGATGACGTGTTACCGCTACACCATTCCCGCAGTGACCCCTCTGTTTGAGCATTGTTAATAGGCTTGAGGGGTATTGATTTTATTTAGTGAAAGTAATTACATCAGGTGTTGATGATGGAATTACGGTATCTCCTAGTTTAATTTGATATTTTGCACTAGACTCCTGAGCTTTATTCATTACAATAATGTAACCTAATTTTTGTAGTGCTTCAGCAATAGAATGAAGAGTATAAGGATCTTCATGCATTGCACCTAGTTCAAGTGCAGAACGAAGTGCATGTTCAGCTTTTTCAATTTGATACTTAACCGAGTCTCCCATAGAAATAATATAGTGGGAATGGAGAATAGGAGACTTGAACTCCTGACATCCTGCTTGCAAAGCAGGCACTCTACCAACTGAGTTAATTCCCCAGATGGATTAAGTGTGATATATCTCATAAGGATATAACAGGGACTTAATCTCTATCCGTATACTGACTTTGCAGTTCACCGACAATTTACCGTCAGAATGGAAGTTCTGTTAACGGTAATCGGGATGATAGGACTCGAACCTACGACTTCCGCTTCCCAAAAGCGGCGCTCTAGCCAAACTGAGCTACATCCCGAAATAGGAACACTGGGAATTGAACCCAGACCAACCCGTTATAAGCAGGCCGCTCTACCATTAAGCTATGCTCCCTAGACTAAATTATCGAACTTCGTAATCTAGTCTACGTATTCGCCTTTTCGGCACATCAACTTGATCAATAACTTTGGGTTTTGGTTTTGGTTTCATAAATCCACTTACCATTTCAACTTGGCTGATGTCTTGTCCTATTATAACAGGTAACCCATTGTTGTCAAGTCTTATGTAGGTCTCGTTAGGACACTTACATGACTGACCTCTGTTTGGTGTTGCTACCTGAAGTGTTGCATTGCAACATTTACATCTGATTGTGTACATTGTTTCATACCTTAAATATTCAGTTGTCACGACTCAGGAGGGACTTGAACCCCCGACCAACTGCTTAGAAGGCAGATGCTCTATCCAACTGAGCTACTGAGTCAATTGTTGGAAACTCATAAGATATTTACCTTATGTATATTACCAGAAGTATTAGAGGACTTCCGAACCAACTGATTTAGTTTACCATGTCTTGGGGCAGTTGTCAACCCATGGGGCACACAACCTGATTTCCCCGCCAAGGGCACGACACTCATCAGTATAACACACATCTGTGTCAACTGGTTTCTCTGAGTACCGTGGAGTTAATACCTTAGCATATTTATCGTCTTTTGTCAAGCGTTCATAATCACGGATTGCTTTGTCCACGGTTCGCTCGACATCTCGTTCCACTACACCAGGATTTTTTTGAAGTTCTGGGATTAGTGGAGAATCTGGTTGATATGTTTGAAAATATTCATAAACAATATCCCAGATATGTTTTTCTTCTATCTTTAAGCAAGAAGAGAGTGATGCTACTATTAAAGATAAAACTAGAATAGTTCTAATAGATGTTTTCTTTTTACCAAAAGAAAAATTAAATTTCATAGGTTAATCATTTTGGGTCATCATGTGATAGCTCACGGTCTATTATACCTTTGATTTTTTTGATTCTTTCTTGTGGACTTTTTGTTGTTTTTTTAGAAGACGGCTTACTGGGTTTTGATGGTTCATCACCAACAACCGATGCAGCCATTTGTCTCATTTTTTTAATTCTATCTAGTTGTCTTTGATGTCGTTCTAGATCTTGTTGCATAAGTTTTTTATGAGCATCATCAAACCCATCTAAAATAGATTCATTAAGATTTACTATATATGCTTCTAAACAAAACTCTTGAAAGGTTTTCATGATGCTCTTTATAGTTCTTTATGAGGAAGGGGAGAACTTATCTCCCCATTATTTATCTGTTAAACTCTATAGTAACAGACTCTTGCCACTCCCTGTCCTGGAGACGCAATAGTAGAGAATGCCCCGTAGGACAGGTCGAGGTCTCGTCCTCCGACATATGGACCTCTATCATTCACTCGCACAATAACTGATCTTCCATTTCGTTGATTTGTAACACGTAACCTAGTGCCGAATGGAAGCCACCTATGTGCAACAGATCGACCATATGCATTATATCTTTCACCATTAGCGGTGGTTTGGCCGTGATATCCATCACCTACACCATAATATGATGCCAGGGAACATCCGCTGGCTGCCTCAGCTTTTTGGGGCGTAAATCCAAGAAGGGTTGAAGCAATAAGAAGTGTTGAAATAAAACGCATTAACTTTAATAGAACTCTACATCCCAATAGAAGGGGGGTACACCCAACCTCTCGGAGGGCACCTTCCTGGGCACAAACGATAACACTCAACCGCATATAATAAAAATTGGTGTTATCAATGGGCAGGGAGGGATTTGAACCCCCGTAGGCAGAGCCAGCGGATTTACAGTCCGCCTCCATTAACCACTCGGACACCTACCCGATAACAAAATGTTACCACACATTCATCCAGTTGTCAAGGTGCTTGGGATATTTATAAAACTTATCAGGGCTGGAAAACCCTACCCCATCCATCGTTTCTGTTTGGACACCATCTACGCATTAGATCAGTTCTCTTATATACAGCTCCTTTACCATTAGTTACTGCTCCAGTATAACCATCATTAAGTGAACCGTATGGATCATTGACTACATAATCTCCTGCTGGAGTTTTACCAATTACTACAACCATGTGCCCACCAGTAGGATTAGATAAAGAGCCACGGTGCAGGATACCAATAACGATAGGTCTTTGAGCAGCAAGCTCACGATCAAGATCATTAAAAGTGAGATTGTAACTAAAGTGTGACTTAATACCATAGCTTGCGAGAACTTTGGTCTGAACCAAATGATCAGTTGTATCACCGATTGTAAATACTTTCTGAACATATGCATCATCACCTTTAGGTCCTTTTAAAGTGCCTGGTTTAAAATACTCAAGACACATAGCACAAGCAGAGCTGTTACAAGTACGGTTAGCATCTCTGTAATTATCAGTTTGAGGAAAGAATGGAACTTCTAGGATATTTGATTTTGGTTTATCTGGTTTAGTCCTAAAGATTCTAACCCAGTTAGCTTCATCCTGCATTAGGTCTTGAGCTTTGAGAACTAGATCCTTTTCAAATTGCTCTACCGCAGCTACATGCTTTGGATTAGTTTCGTCGTAGTGTTTAAAGAAATTGTGTAAATCAATCTGCATTGGTCTCTCCGAATAGTTTGATAAAGTACTCTGCATCAACAACGACTAAAGGTTTCTTGTGATTCTTTTTCATAACAACAATAGGTTCATAATCACCTGAATTAGCTTTAGCTTGATCATAAGCCTCCCATACATTCAACTTCTCAACATTCTTACATTCAATTGAAAAAGGAAACTTAGCTCTAGCAGCTCTGGCCATGATCAAATCTTCACCACCCGCACCCATAGATCTTGATTCAATATCTTCAGGATGTACATCTAGTTGTTCTATGAGTTGATCTCTAACCCATTTCTGTAGATTCCTACCTTTAGCTTTAGCACTCTGAGGTTTCATAATATATCTCTAAGTAATATCTAAGATATTTATCTGAACCCTGACAGAGTTATTATACAGGGTTTTAAGGGTCTTGTCAAGCCCCCCTATCAAAAATCCCTAAAAGGCCAGAAAACATGCTTTTTTTCTACGGTTTTACTAGGGTTCTCAGCCATAAAAAAAGAGACCCCATAGGGTCTCAGGAAAAGGTTTGAGCTTAAAATCAGCCTTCTAGAATCTCAGAGATCCATGCATCTGACATGTTAGCCATGATAGATTGAGCATCTTCTGGAGTATCGGCATAGCCTTCATCTAGGAGATGAGCAAGAACTACATCATAAAGATCTTCTCTTTCTTCTGAATAATAGTTTTCAACAATCTGATTTACTTCATGATCGCTAAATGAATCGAGAACTTCAACTGCCTGGTCAAAGGTTTCAGCATAACCTTCGTTAATTAGATATTCAAGAATATAATCAAAATTCTCACCGAGTCTATCAGCAAGTTTTCTATTCCATGCTGCGGATGCAAACTGATAATTTCCTTTGGTAAATGGTTTACCTTTTTTAGTAAGTTTAGCTGGAGGAAGTGCTTTTACAGATGAAGAAGATGTAGTACCACTTTTGTTCCCAACACCTGCATTCCTATAAGGAGCAGGAGATCTTGGACCTTTTGGTGCTGGAGATGGACCTTGTTGGGGTTTGAATGTTCTGTTTACATTCTGTCCACCAGGTCTCCAAGTTGGTTTTGATGATGATGATGATGCTGGTTTTGGACCCTGCTGAGGTTTGAATGTTCTGTTTACATTCTGTCCACCAGGTCTCCATGTTGGTTTTGATGATGATGCTGATGATGATGGTTTTGATTCAAACTCAGAAGTATCCGCACGTCTTGCAGCAGAAGCTTGGGCTCTTGCTGCTCTTCTCATTTGACGACCAGTTTCTCTTGCCTTTGCTTCCTTTGCTGCTTGTCCACTAAATTCTTTCTTGGCAGCACTATACCCAGCTTTTGCGGATTTTTTAACATTACTCAAAAATCCTTTAACTTTCTCCTTGGCAGATGATAGTTTGCGTCCAACTTCAGCAGCGCCTCCCATAGCAGCAGAAGCAGCACCAGCACCTAAAGTCTTTGCTCTATCTGCAATATTACGACCAGCACGAACTGCAGCAACTTGCATTCTTTTTATTGCATGTTTTCTGCCAACTCTTTCACGCTCAGCAGACTTTTCTCTCTTTGCGGTTGCCGCTGCGGATTTTCTCTCACGAGTTGCTTTGTTTTGCAGTCTATTCATTCTTTCCATTTCACTTTCTTCGGAAAGAATCTGAGAGTCAAGTAATTGCACACACTCGTTAAGTTTGAACTCACCTTCAGAAAAAATGGCTTCCATAATTATGGTAAGCTCATTATCGGAAAGATCATCAACAAATGATAAATCTTCTTCAACTGCGAAAATATCTTCTCTTAGTTCGTCGTCATATACGGCGAAGTAAGACTCATAAAGTTTTTGGGTACTTGTCATTGGAGTTTCTATAAATGTTACTTTATAGTATTATTTATAAAAACTCCGGCATTGACTAAAGTTTAAATCCAGAGAAAGTATCGTTTTTCATATCTTGTTTAATGCCACCAATAACATACGATTCAATCTCTGTTTCTTGTGGAGCATTCTGCATCATCTTAGAATTGAGCCAATGCTCAGTCCAGGGAAGAGGATTGTTTGACATAGAAATATCAAACTCTGGCTTTAGTCCAAGAGCTTTCATCCTACGGTTTGCAATATACTCAACATATGAAGACAATAGTTTTGCATTCAAGCCAATCATGGAACCATCCTTGAACAGATACTCTGCCCAAGCTTTCTCTTCATTTACTGCACGAAGGTACATCTGACGTACATTGTCTTGCTCCTCTTCAATGATTTCTAGCATCTGCGGATCATCACCATTCTTCCAGTTCTTGATGATATTCTGGGTGATGACTAGATGCTGAGATTCATCACGAGCAATTAGGCCAATGATCTTTGCAGATCCTTCCATGAGTTTTAGTTCACCAAATGCAAATGAACATGCAAATGAAACATAGAATCGAATGCCCTCAAGAATATTCACATTCATGACAGCACGATATAGTTTACGCTTCAGTTCTTTGAGTTCAATCTTTGCAGTAGTATGATCTCCTAGTTCCCATAGCTTACCACCACCCCATTGCTGAGCAGATTCGATGAGTTCATCGTAGGCTTGGGTTACACTAGTAGCACGTTCTAGAATCTTTTCATCATCTAGAATAGTATCAAATACTTCAGTTACATCAGAGTATACATTCTTGATAATGTATGTGTATGAGCGACTATGAATCATCTCCATAGTTTCCCAGATAGTCATGCAAGCTTCTAGTTCAGGAAGGGAACAATATGGCAAAAATGCCATACCAGGACCACGACCCTGAACCGAGTCAAGCATGATCTGATACTTCAGGTTTGAAGTGAAGATATGCTTTTGTTCAGGGCGAAGTGTTTGATAGTCTGCACGATCTTTTTGGAGGGAGACCTCCTCTGGTCTCCAGAAATATCCAAGCTGCTGTTGTGTTAGCTTTTCAAAGATAGGATACTTGTATGAATCATACCTTTGAACTCCAAGAGGAGCACCAAAAAACATTGGTTGCTTTTTGGTGTCTACATGATTGCTGTTGAATACGGTCATACCCTTGATTTCACTGTTGGTATTTTTGATAAATTGCATGTAAGTTCTCCTTAGATTTTGCAGCTTTCGCAATCGTCGTCTGATTCTAGTTGACTTAGTAATTGAGTTAGAGCTTCACCCTTTTCTTCTACATCGCCATCAGACTTACTATCATATGTGTTTTGATAATAGCTTGTCTTCCAACCATACTTGTATGTTGATAGAAGATCTTGAGCCATAACAGATACTGGAACTTCATTGTCTGGATAGTTTTCTGGATTGTAACTCCAGTTACCAGAGATTGCTTGATCAAAAAACTTTTGCATCACAGCAACAATATTAATGTAACCAGTGTTACTAGGCATATCCCAAAGAAGTGTATAATTCTTCTTGAGAGATTGGTAGCTTGGGACAATTTGCTTAAGTGGCCCTTTCTTTGATTTCTTAACGGACAGGTAATCTCTAGGTGGCTCGATTCCATTTGTTTCGTTTGACACAACGGAACTGCTCTCCGATGGCATTTGTGCGGACAGTGTTGAGTGCCTGAGACCGTGAGCCAAGATGGATGTTCTAAGTGTTTCCCAATCATAGTTAAGATTATTCTGTACGATTTCGTCTACATCTTTCTTGTATGTATCAATCGGAAGAATACCTTGGGAATACTTAGTACGATCAAAGTAATCACACTTACCCTTTTCAATAGCAAGTTGATTGGATGCCTTGAGAAGATAATACTGGAATGCTTCAGTTAGATCATGTACTAGTTTCCATGATTGAGGATCTTCATATTTCACTCCATTGCGAGCAAGGAAATGAGCCAGACCAATATAACCAACACCAAGAGAACGACGTGCCTTGGTTGAAATACGTGCAGCTTCGATTGGATAGTCTTGATAATCAATCAGTTCATCCAGAGCACGAATTGAAAGATCACATAGTTCTTCCATCTCATCAAAGTTGCTGATCTTACCTACATTGATTGCAGATAGAATACAAAGTGCAATTTCACCTTTTGAATCATCAATATGATCAATAGGAACTGTGGGAAGTGTAATCTCTTGGCAGAGATTAGACATATTTACTTTGTCAAGGAAGGAAGAGTGTGAGTTGCAATGGTCAATATTCATGATGTAAATACGACCAGTTTCTGCACGTTCCTTGAGGATATTTAGAAATAGTTCCTGAGCGCCGATAGTTTTTCTTGGAATAGTTGTATCTCGTTCGTAAGATACGTATAGCTCGTCAAATCTATCAGTGCCAAAAGCATCATACAGACCAGGAACGTCGTGTGGAGAGAAGAGTGTAACTTCTCCGTTTTGAATGAATCGTTCATAGAAGAGTTTGCTGATTTGGATACTGTAGTCTAGCTTACGAACACGGTTATCCTCGGTTCCCTTATTGTTTTTTAATACAATGATATCTTCTATTTCTTGATGCCAAATAGGGAAGTGAACAGTTGCCGAGCCACCACGGATGCCGTTTTGAGTGCAACATCTGACCGTCGCTTCAAATTTCTTGAGGAAGGGAATAACTCCTGTATGGGCAACCTCTCCACCACGAATTTTGCTATTGATACCCCGGATTCGGCCTGCGTTGATACCGATTCCAGCACGCTGAGCCACATAACGGCCAATAGCCATGTCAGAGCTGAAGATAGAATTGAGAGAATCGTTAGAATCAATAAGCACGCAAGAAGCAAATTGACGAAGAGGGGTCCTAACACCTGCCATAATTGGTGTTGGAATGTTAATTCGGTGCTTGGAGATTGCGTTGTAGTATCGTTTGACATAATCTAGTCTTGTTTCCTTTGGATATTCTGCAAACATAGCTGCAGAAATTAGCATGTACATGTACTGAGGAGTTTCATAGATTTGCTTTGAACTCCTATCCTGTACCAAATATTTGTCTACTACTTGACGAAGACCGGCATAAGTAAAAATATAGTCTCGCTCATGATCAATCCAAGAATTAATCTTGTCCCATTCATCATCAGTATACTTACCAGAAAGGGATTTATCATAAACACCTTTCATAATTCCCTGGTATAGGTGATCACCTATTGAGGGGAAACCGTTTTTCCAATTAGCTCCAAAGACTTGCTTATATAAACCGAAAAGCAAGAGACGAGCAGCAACATACTGATAATTTGGATTATCGAGACTGATAAGGTCGCTAGCTGACCTAACCAGGATTTCTTGGATTTCATCTGTTGTAATCCCATCATAAAATTGAAGACCGGATTGAATCTCAACTTGGGATGCACTAACACCAGCTAACCCACCACAAGCACATTCAACCATATTATGAATCTTATCTAAATCTAGAGATTCAAAAGTACCATTACGTTTTTTAACTTTAGTACCGTTACTCATACTTTCTTCCATGTAGTAAATTTAACTTTGGCTTCCAACCCTTGATATGTATTTTCTTTGATTATCTGCTGGGGGTTGAGACCAGCAATGATCATATCATTTATATCCTTTTCTTTAACTGAAGTTGGCCATATAACTACTTGTTCTCCTGCACTGATAAGCTTGTCATAACGTTGAACTATTTGAAGATTGCGAGGTTCATTATCTAGAATAAAAACTCTATCTTTGTAAATAGATTTTTCTAGATGAACATCGGATCCACACATGGCGATTGCATTAGACAGAAAAAGAGAGTCGAAAGGACCCTCTGTGACATAGATGGTTTTGTCGAAATCTAAAGAATCAAGTCCAAATAGTTTAGCGTACTTATCATCCAGGATGGTAGTAATATAGCGTAGTTTTGCAGTTTTGTCAAGAGCCCTCCCCTGAAATCCGAAAAGATTTCCACTTTTGGACATGAGGGGGATGATGATTCTAGACTCTTTAATTTTTGCTTCAGTTTTGGCCCACGCATGAAAATCCTCGGCGTAATAGAACTTAGAAAAAAACTTTTCTGGAATCTGTCTGTTGAGAAGGTATTCTTTTGCTGGGTGTGAATTATTTAGTTCTGATATCTTTTCTAGCTCAGACAATGGAGTTTTCTTGAAGACTGGCTTTTGAAACTCAAATTTAGGTTCTGCTGTATTTGAGCCACGACCAGTCAATCCAGATTTAAACCTTTCCATGACATATTCATCATGGATAGTAACATCTAGATCCTTTAGGAAATTAGCTAATGACCTTCCTACACCGCAGTTATGGCACTTAAATACCATATCTGCATTCTTTGCATACAGGAATCCTCTAGCACGGTTTTTGTTTTTTGTGGAGTCTCCACAATAAGGACACCGAAAGTTATATAGATTTTCTTTCTTCTTTGTAAATTTGTTTAGTCTGGTTGAAATGAGGTTAATGTATTTGATGTCAATGTAACTCATTTTTTGGTGGTGTGCTCAGTCCCTCCATTATAGGGCATTACGAGCATGTTGTCAATGAATGGGACCACCAGACCGACCACTAGGACAACTGCCCCTGAGATGGCGGCCACCTGCCACCTAAACTTTAATAAATCTCCAACTGTTTTTTCTACTTCTTCTACTCTTTCAATAACGTGTTTATGCTCTTCAGTATTACTTTTTTTGATATCCTGCACCATACTAATGATAACTTCATCAGATTTAGATGTTTGCTCTAGTCTTTCTTCATGAATAGCTAACATCTTACTGATTGTTTGACTAGTTTCACCGATCTTTTCTATTGCAGATTCAATCTTTCTCATCATTTTCTCGTATATGCTTAGCTTCTCTTCTAGTAAAGCTAATTTAGTTTCTGTGGTTTGAGATTGAAACATGCATCTTCTCCTGTTTACTGAGCTGGTTGAACACCTCTAGTGGATGCAAATGTCGAAATCTTTTCAAATCCAGAAGAAGATGAATTGATTTCGTTTACCTTTTTTCTCTTTCTTTTTTTAGAGGCAGGAATTCCAGGTGGTTCTACACTTGGAGGTAAGGATACTGCAGATCCAGTTCCAACACTATTAGCAGCAACTTCTTCGTTATAATTCATATCTTATTAAGTTCTTCTAAACAATAATTATCTGGATTAATGTGAGGGATAGTGTCTGGCTCTAACCTGTCTAAAAACACAATAAAGGATTTTAAATACGTCCAGTATTGAGTTTCAATTTTGAAAAACAGTAGAGGTGTGGCAGCATCACCAAAAATATTATAAACAACTATAATGTGATTTAACAAAAGATGAGTTTTCAGAATTCCAGTTTTATCATATCTTTTAAGTAATCTTTTGATATACTTAAATCGTTTTAGGTCTTCAAGAAAATCATCTTTTGTTAATGCATTTGGGTTGTCATAATGTTTGATCGCAAATAACAAAAAGTTATCATCATTCAATTCAGTAAATCTCATTTGTTATCAGGCATAAGTTAGGGTAGCTGAATTAGAGATTACTTCGTTAGAGTTAGAGTATTTGTGGTAGCCCCAGTGTATACTCCAGCGTTTGTAATATTGGTCCAACGAGTTCCAGTTGGAGTCTGAACTTGCCACTGATAGGTAAGTGTACCAGGAGTTCCAGTCGTTGAAGTGGTAACTGCAAAAGTTCCGGTGAATGGAGTTGCTGCACCAGTTACGTTTGCTGGCTGAGCAGTGATAGTTACTGCAGATGCTACGTCAGCTGCGATTGTATCATCGGCCTGAGTTTCGTTAGCATTGGTATCTGGGTTTCCAAGTGCAACTAGCTTTTCTGCCTTGTGGCGAGTATTTCCTGCAGCATCAGTATAAGTAAAATATGACCACCAACCAGGACCATCAATACCACGTTGACGGTTTTCATTTAGTCTTGCTTCGGTTTCATCTACAAATACAATTGTTTTTGCTTGTGATGATGCAGCAATAGTTCTTTCGACTTTAGTTTTATTTGCGTTAGAGTCAGTTCTTCCGTATAGAGACATCTAAAAAATCCTCTTGAAATTTTTATTCTATTAATATTTATAAAAA